CTGGGGTGGCGTTATCTGGAACCGTGAATGGGACAGCCAAAGCCAGCACCTCAAGGTCACAGCTCGTGAGTTTGAGAGCTACTTCGAGCGTAGGCGTATAACGACCACACAGGCCTTTACAGGGGTCGATCAGCTCACGGTGGTACAAAACCTAGTGAATGCAGCTCAAGCGGTCACAGGGGGCAATATAGGCGTTATCGTGCCTACAAATACCTCTGGAGTAACGATCACACAGACTTATTACAGCTACGAGCTTAAAACCTATTTCAGCGCTATTTCGGATCTAGCTAAAGCTACTAACGGCTTTGATTTTAATATCAAGGTGGCTTACGACGGTGGCGGTAATCCGACTAAGACTTTACAACTGGGCTATCCAAGACTGGGTAATACCTACTCAACCACCTCAACTACCGTCCCTGTCTTTATGCTGCCTGCTGGAAATATCGTCCAGTACAACTACAAAGAGGACGGCACAAAAGCTGCTAATACGGTTTATCTCACTGGAGCTGGATCTAATGAAGCTAAGCTGATCTCTACTGGAATTGACTCTACAAAGCTCACAGCTGGCTGGCCTCTTCTTGAGGACTCAATGAACTACTCCAATATCACCGATAGCACACTGCTTGGAAATATGGCTACAGGCCAGGTATCAGTAGTTTCCTATCCACCTCAAACTATCCAGGTAGTAGCTCCACCGTATGCAGATCCTGTCTATGGAACTTATAGCTTAGGAGATCAAGCTCGCTTAATAATTACAGACGATTTTTACCCTTCTGGCTTTGACGGTAACTATCGAATTATTGGGCTAAACGTATCTCCAGGAGAAAACAATCAACCTGAGCGCGTTACCCTTACCCTTACGACAACAAGTAACTAGGGGATCAAATGCCATACGTCAATCAGCCACCAGCTATCCGTGACATATTTACAGCTTTGGACGCTCGTATTTCAAAATTGGAAACAGCAGGTCGCTTTACTATCCCTGTTGTCGCCACAGACCCTACCTATCCGCGCAAAGGTGATATGTGGATCAACTCAACTTCTAACACTCTGAAAGTCATAGACGCAAACGGTACAATTAGGACTATTACCCTCGTCTAACCTATAACCCGAAAGGGCGCAACTATATGAACCTCTCTGACGCTGCTAACTGGGCTCAAATAATCTGGTTTTTAGGCGCAACTTCGGTAGCTATTTATGCTGGGTTCAAAATCTGGTTTAGAATCAAAGACAAATTGGATAACTTGGAAAACTATACATATAAGCGTAACGGTGGCGGTTCGATCGCCGATAGCCTAGCTCGAATTGAAGCTCGTAATGAGCGCCAAGACAAAGCTATGGAAGAAAATACCCGACTCACTCTTGAGACTGTCAAGGCTGTAGCTGAATTAAAGGGTAGATTTAATAATCATATTGAAGAAGGCAGCAAGTGACGGAGGCTCACAATCAAAAAATTACTAACTCGTATTATGTCTCATACCCTGAGCATTCTGAGCGCACCGACGACCCTCATTACAAAGATTTCAACGCGTTCCGTAAGAAAACGAAAGCCACAGCGGTATGCGCTATCGGAGGAGCTCGTCAAGATTTCTCTGAGTGCTATGGAGGACTAGAGCTACACCACGCTCACGTTGAGTTCAGCTTACAAAATGGTGTGGACTTAAAATGGCTTGAATCTGTCTATCCAGGCGTTTCTAACCCAGATGAGGTCGGTGCTTGGGTAGAATCAGCAGATAACCTTGAATGGTTATGCGAAAAGCACCACAGAGGGGTCGGTGGAGTCCACCACGCCTCAGCTAGTGATTTCGAGGCCGAAAAGTTCGTCCGTAATCTGATTTCTGGAAAGGAATCTAATGAAGCTCCCAAAGATTAAACTCTCAAAGCAAAATATCGCTCTTCTTGAGCACTATGGCTACGGCGTTATTGCTGCTGGCTATGCAACATTCCAAACAGGTCACCGTACGGTCAAAGAGGTCGTAGTTGGCGCTCTTGTAGGTGGACTACTTGTTCCAATTCTTGCAAAACTTAACCCTAAGTCTCTTGTTAATACAATCGTGAAGGAAACAGGAGCTCCTGCTCCTCTCGTAGAAGCTGCTGTTAATGCAGCTGTAACTGAGGGAAATAAGGTCGCAAAAGCTGAAACTACAAAGTAGATAGAATGTAGCTATGGCTACAGCTCTAGATATTGTTACAACTGCCCAGGGGCAGACAGGCTTTTACGGTGGATCAACCGACAAAAATCCATACTCAGAGTGGTATGGGATCGGGGACGTTCCGTGGTGCGCCTGCTTTGTCTCCTGGGTCTTTGCACAAAATAATCTCTCTAACTTAGTAGCAGCTCAAACCCCTAAAGGTTTTGCATATTGCCCAGCTGGACTATCCTGGTTTCAAGCTAAAGGTGCTGTAGTCGGCAAGTATGAAGCGCGTCCAGGAGACCTGGTTTTTTATTCTTTTGAGGGTACGGGGCAAGCTGATCACGTTGAAATCGTTATTGCAGCTTCTCGAGATGGCATAACGACCGTCGGTGGCAATACAAGCCCTGAACATATAACCCAGGCGTCACAAGCTAATGGCCACGGTGTTTATCTGCGCCACAGATCTTATCTTTACGTTTTAGCTGTTGTCCGTCCTGCTTATGAAAATACAATAAAGCCAGCTCAATCTATAGGTACAAACAAAATGGTAGCTACGGGTATGGCTGGAGCTGCAGCTCTCACAGGCACTGGCGTAGCTATGGTTCACAATTCAACTCCAGCTGTCACCAAACCCACAACCGTCTATTCAGCTCCTGCCTGGACTGCCTCAGCTTTTGCCATCAAAGCTAAGACTCCTCAAGAGATAGCTGTAGAAAAGGCTCTCTATAAGCTCGGTTTGATCGCTAAGGTCAATCTCAATTCAGCCTGGTCTACTACTGACACGGCAGCTGTAAAAACCTTTCAGAAGGCCCAGAAAACCCCTCAAACGGGTATCGTGGACAAACCTACTTACACAGCTTTAATGAAGGAATTACCTTGATCCGCTTTCCTATCTCTAACCCAAAATCAGTCACCCTGGCAGCCACTACAGGTATGTCAGCTTGGGCTGCAGCTGGCTTCACTACAGATCCTCACCACCTAGCTTTAGTAGCTGTCTCAGCTCTCGGTGGAATGGCTGTACCACACAATCCTTCTACTCAACCTAACGTTATGCCTGACTCTCATATCGTCACACCGTATGCGAACAATATGGAGCAAAGGTGATCGACGATTTTCCAGCGATCACGCGTGACGTGGACGACCATATAGACGACTTTGAGGAAAAGTTTGGCGGTTTAGTTTAGGGCGTGTTGCTAAGTATTTAAGAATCCGTATGTAAAGTTCGTCTGTCGGTCCGATACCGACAGGGTATAGCAGACTAGGTTACGAGTGATATCAAACCTAAGAAAACCCCTACCAATAAAAAGTGGGGGTTTTTGCTTTGGCGTGTCGCAGGTCTCAAGATTAACTTTATGGTTAAACTGCGCGTTATGGACTTAGAGACAGCATTCACAAAATATCAACCAAGATCTAAAGGGTGTCCTGTAGATTTATTATTAGAATCTCTTGACGAAAAAAACCGTAAAGTCTTAAAAAACGCTATTGACGGCAAAATCCCTACTTACCTTATAGCTAAGACCGTTCGATCTGAGGGTCTCAAGCTTTCAGAAGGTTCTATCGTTTCCCACAGAAAAGGCGACTGTAAGTGCGCGACAAAATAGACGAAATCCTAGAGGAAAGGCTGGAACAGTATGGAGACGCTTACACAGAGTTCACCACAATCGGAAGAATCTGGGGAGCGCTCCTCAAGATCGAGGACATTCCAGCACACGAGGTCGCACTCCTTATGGACGCTCTCAAAACAGTCCGACTCTTTCACAATCCAGCACACGAGGACAGTTACGACGACAAGTTCGGTTACCTACGCCATTACAAAGAAATTGTGAATAATGTCTTTAGAGGATAAGTTCAACGCTCTCCCTGAGGGAATCGAGTCAGAGGACGTAGCTGAGCTCCGTAGAGCTCTTATGCGTGTTCAAAAACAGCTGCTTCAAGCTAAGCAGCGCACAGATGAGCTTGTAGAGGTGACACACCAGGCAGCTCACGACGCAACTTTAGCTATGGGGCCAATTACTCCAGTAAAAGCTCCTGAGCTAGCTAAACACAAGAAAAAACCTGAGGTAGCTTTATGGCACCTTACGGACTGGCAAGGCGCAAAGAAAACTCCTAGCTACAACTCTCAAGTTATGGTTCAACGAGTAATGAACTTTGCTGAAAAAGCTGTCAAGATCTCAGACATTATGCGAGCTGATCACCCAGTCAATGACTGCGTGATTATGTTTGGTGGAGATATGGTTGAAGGTCTTTTTAACTTTCCTAGCCAGGCATTCGAGATCGACGCAACTTTGTTTGAGCAATATGTCAATGTCTCAAAGCTTCTCGTAGACGTGGTTCGATATGCGCTCGCTAATTATCAAAAGGTCACCGTAGTACCTGAATGGGGTAATCACGGTCGAATTGGATCTAAGCGCGATAACGTACCTCGGTCAGACAACTTTGACCGTATGTGTTACGAGTTAGCTCGCCAGCTTCTCAAAGATGAAAAACGTTTAACCTGGCAAGAATGTCCAGATGATATTCAACGCGTAGAGATCGGAAACTACAAAGCTCTACTTATTCACGGTGACGAAGTGGGACGAAATGGCTTTG